GAGCTCTACCTACAGACTGATAGTTGTTAAAGCCATCAGAAGCTGTGTTAAGTGCTTGCTGTTTTGTTGTTTCATCAGCATTTGCTATTGAGTTGTTTATATCATTAAAGATGGAATCGTGAAAAGCTTGTTGTTCTTCTTTTGCTTTCTGTTCTTCAGCTGCTTTTTCCTCTTCTTGTCTTTTTCTTTCTTCTTCTAATGCTTTTAATCTGTTTGCTTCATCAACTGGATTAACACTCTGTCTACTTGCATATGCTTGCTGATATGCTAAAGTCTGTTCATTACTAGGTCCTCTGTGTGTACTCTGTGTATTACCACTTGTAACTGTTGGACTAGATGTTGTTGAACTTGTTGGGTTTGCTGCTATCTTTTGTCCATTAGTATTTACTGCCATTTTGTTTTATCTCCATAAATAATCGCCGCCTGTAACATCTTGAACAACCTTATATGAGTAGTTGGCGTCCAAAGTCTTTAACATAAGTTCTTCAGCAGCTGTATATGATTTTTCTATATTTGTAGTATCAACACCAAGTTTAAGTTGGTACAAATATGCCAAATAATAACTCAAGAAGTCATACATTATAGTTGACGGGAAGTCAAAAGCTGTATCTGGGATATGTGACTCAATGTAGTAGTCAGTGCCATCTGTAGTTAAAATACCATAACCTGTATCATTATCAAGCTTTATAGTTGTAACATAATGATATTTTAAGTCAAACGGTTCATTAAACAAATCTCCGCCAACACTCCAAATGTACTTATTGTTTGTTGCCAATGAAGGTAAGTCTTCCCAGTTAATGTATGCTTTTAATGTTTCATTATCTCCGCTGTCATCAAGTACTTCTCCGTTTTCTGCATTTATAACGTTGCCATTAACAATACAATATAAATGTTCACGAGAGTATAAAAATGCTGTTGGGCCTGTAAGTTCAACTACCTCTATGACAGGCTTATGTGATGTAAACCAAGATGTTATTTCAACAAAGTGTTTATCATCTTCTGTATAATACTTTCCTAATGATATAGAGTCATCATCATTAAATACATAAAAGCCTTCAGTAGCATTAAGAAGCTGTTTACCTTTATAGCTTACTACAACTTTAGATGTAGCATTATTCTCATCTGTAAAGTCTACATAATAAGAGCCTCTGCCACATTTTATTTCATTTATAGTGTAGCCTTCCATATTTTCTCTTGACACTTCTGTGTTCTTTTTCATATTGAAAACAATAAGATAACCATTTTCAACATAAACTAAGTAGTCACCATAAATGTCATACTTTTCTGGAAAGTACTCAAAAGGCATTTCAACTTTCTGTATTGGTGCTGGGAAAGTCAATGTAATAGGCTTCTTCCAGTAATACATAATAAGTTCTGTTGGTATAGTACCATAAATAACTAATGAGTTTCCTACAATATCATATGAGCCGTAAGTTTCATCCATATCATTTGTATGACGTGGAAGTTGGTAACCTGCTCTTGTTTTTATAGTATCGATTTGAGAAAAGTCCCAAGGTAGTCTGTTAAAGCCACAAGTAACTGGGCAACGACCATAAAAGTACTTTACGCCTTGCTGAGTACATTGTTGGTTAACAAAACGCCACGCCTGCTCAAGGTATTCTTTTTCTTCTTGATATGATACAACCTTTGAGTTGGCCATATCAGCCAGTTCCAAGGCTCTTCGAACTATATTTGACGCTCTTTCCATTCTATATTTCCTTTATATATTTAATAGTTTTACTTCTTATGTATAAGATAATAATAAGCGTATCTCAAAGCTGCAAGGCCATCTGGGTGATAATACTCATCATCAGTTTCATAAATAACACATTTGTTATCATCATCCCACTGCCAAATGTAGTTGTCCATTTCGTACTGTAAAATATCAGACTTCTCATTCAAAAGAACATCTTTTCTTTTTAATGCTTCTCTCAGGTCAAATATCTGCTGGATTCTATCTACCTTGTAAGCATTCTGTATGCGAACTTTATTTCTCTGAATCTCTGCAGATATAGATTGGTCACTGTTATCAGCAATACACAATATATTTGTCTCAGGTACTTTATATGTATCAACTAAGTTTTTAATAAGTTCTTTCAAGTTGTTAACTATAGTAGTAACATCAGACCTGTTAAACTTTTGAGTTCCTGGGAGTTCATATATTTTATGGTCAGCGCCTAAGCCTAGAGGTACAAAGGCGTTACAGTCATTACTTCCATAGTCAATACCTATAGCTATATTTGTTATTACAGGAGTTGTCTTCCAAGTTGATTTACTAGGATAAACAATACGAGTTAAGTCTGTAATGTTTTCAGCCAAGTACTCTCTTCTGAATGTTATATCATCTTTAGTCCAGTGGTTTTCTTTTAATACATCATCCAAAGCTGTTTCAGGTACTGTTGGATTGTCTTTCATTGTTGCTGTAAAATGTCTCCATTCAGCAGCTAAAAAACCATCAGTAATATCTTTCCAGTAACCTCTGTTTGTTATAGCACCTGTACCTGAGATGTAAACCCAGGAGTCTCTACCTTTAATAATAGGACCAAGAATGTCTGTCATCAAATATCCTAAAGCTTGCTGAGATTGTGCTTCATCAATAATAATCAATGAGTAGTCGGCGCCTCTGAGCTTTTCTCTGTCAACTTTACTGTTGTTACCTTTAAGATATATTTCTGCACCATTCTCAAACTGTACTGAAAGCTCAGACTCATTGATATGTGCTTTAAGTCCTGAAAGTTCAATAGCTTTTTTAATGTTTTCCCAGAAGACGTCTTTTGTTCTTCCTGTTGTTAAACCTAATATAAGTACTGAACGTTTCTTTTTATATCCATTAACAACATCAGAGCCTTTTGCACAATGCATTACTGCCAAGTCTGCTTCAACATATGACTTACCTGAACGTCTACCGCATAGCAAAGTATTCTTTTTAGAGTCCATTAAAATGATAGGCTTCTGCCAAGGAAACAGTGTTTTGGATATCTTATATTCAATATAGTCAGCTTCATTGTTATTGTTGCTTGAGAAGTACTCTGTGGTTTCTTTTACAAGATTTGTCAACTTATCCAATGAACGAACACCAAGATCATTTCTCTCAGCAGACATCATACCTTTGATAGACTTGTCTATAAATGGGAACAAAGAGTTTTCATTTCTATCAGATTTGCGGCCATTTAAAGAATCATATACAGCTTTATAATACTTCTCAACTAAGTTGTCATCATAAAGTTTAGTTCCATCTTTAAACTCCGCAACATCATTATTTAATGTTTTCAAGCCACCAACTAAAGGTGCTTTCTTCTTTGGCTTTACTTTTGGCATTCATCTACCTCATTACTAGGAGCACTACTATCGTCGCTGTTAGAGATGTCGTTACTATCACTGAGCCTACTTTCCAATAAAACAACTTTCTCTCGGATGTCTCTAAGGAGTTCAATAGCTCCTCTTGCTGTTGTGATATTTCTGTTAGTTGTGTCTCTAAGTTCTTTTGTTGTTCCTCTGCAGTCTTCAATGACTCTTCTGCTTTCTTCAAGTTTTCTTCCAAGTTCTGTATTTGTATCAACTGCTGCTGCGAGTTCAACTCTATATCGTTCAGATAAGTTTCTAAAGTATCTAGATTGAAGACCAAGTCCGATGTTTGTTGAGATTGAGCATAAAAACAAAACGGCAAAAACAATAGCAATAATATACTTAAAAACTTTCTTAAACTTCTCATTCACTTATTGTGCTCCTTATATATTTAATAGTTAAACTAAAAGGGCCCTGCTTTTACACAGAGCCCCAAGGAGATATTGTAATGAATGTTATTTCATAATAGAATAAAGATCCAAGTCACTAACGTCAGGCTTCACTTCCTTTCTTATTACCAAAGTATTACCTTCCTTGAGTTTTACTTCAATAATAGTTCCTTTTGAAGCAGCATTTACAAGTTGCTTGAGAAATCCGTAGTTCAAGTCTTTTGAAACAAGAGCGTCCAAGTTTTTCTTATAAGCTTCAACCTCTTCTTTTGCTTTCTCGTCCACAGTTTTTCTATAGGATTCCATATTTAGTTCGCCATTGATTTTTCCTTCATATTTTGTTTTTAACGCCTTGTTTTCTTTTTCAAGACTTTCAATGCGTTTAACAAGTTTATTGTAATCATCCTTCTTCAGAAGCATCCTTCTTCTCCTCTTTATTTACTTCTTCAATGTCGCCTTTAATGTTCTTGATATATTTATAATGAAGTACTTCGCAGCCATTCAAATCAAATACTCTTACAGGATGCATAAAGCCAACAGGAAGTCCATCTTCTCTGTTTGGTAAAATAGTATCATCAAGGAACGCCGTAAACAAAAGTGTTCCTGAGTCTGTTGCAACTGCTACAATAGGCAAGTCAATGTTAGGACAATCATATGCAGCTCTAAGTTTTGATATAAGTTCAGGATAACTGTTAAACTCAGGCATTTCTTTTTGAAGTACCTTAAACATCTTCTCCAAGAAAAACTTAGACCTAGACTGACCACACATCCAATAGGATATAGCGAAGCTCCCTATGGTCGTAAGATACATTTCAGTTGGGAAGGTTAATCCCGTTTTTCTTTTCTTATTTACGTTCTTACCAACTCTCTTTACTTTATTACTCATTCTCTTCCTCTTTATATTTATTTACAGCTTCATCATCAAACACAATACACTGCTCTGTAAACTGTCTTTGCTTGTTATATAAAAACTCTTTAACAGCAAAAGAACACCAAGCTCCTAATGAAGCATAAGCCATTTTACCACCATAAATAAAACGGTCTCTTCTATCCATTGCATAAATAGTTGCTTCTATGGCAATGTCTTGTATCTCTTCTGGTGTCTTATCTAAGTTTTTCATTTTTGAACAAACATAAGCGTGACAGAATCTATGAAAACATTTAAAGATTGTAT